AAATAATCAACTCCAATAGGGCGCATCTTGAGCGGAAACTTATTCTTACGGACAGAACAAGTAATCTCATCTTCAAGATTTACCAAAGCTATAAACTCATCCTCTAGCTCTTGGGTCTTCTCAATCTCACCTTCCTTGCCATCCTTAATCGCATTTATTCTTAACCGCCCGTGGAACTCAATAAACTCCTTTTGATATTTCCCAACCGGGATAACATCGCCCTCATAGTCCTCTTGTTCCGACTCCTGCGATCCTTCTCCGGCCCAATCTAAAATTTCCTTGATCGACCCCTCATAAAATTTACCTTCTAATTCCTTACGTAAAAATTGATCATATGAATACCTCACAACTCGCATATCGTAAGGGGTAATCTGATCCATAACGGCATTTGGAGCCTGGATGTAATCTTTGCGAGAAAACACATCAAGCCGCGGGCCGTTATATAAAAGTTTAGGCTTCTCAATTTCCTGATAAAGAACTTCTTGAGTATCGGGATCAACTAATGGTTCGGTCGGGTTTGCCGGGTTCATCAAAATTTCTCTCTTGATTTCCGTACCATATTCCTTGACCCAATGGACAATATAAGGACATTCACCAGTCTTTTCAGAGTTATGGAATAATCGATCACACCGCTCAAAAATCTCCATCTCATTTTTCAAAGACCAATTGCCAAAAGTCGTTACTTTTTTGACCTTTGGGATGTCTCCTTCTTCCGTTGGGATTACCCGCATAATGTCCTTCGGGGAGAAAAAGACATTCATGATATTGGCGTGAACAACTTCTAAAGCAACAGCAGAAATAGGCGTTCTATAGTTGGGGACTTCTCCGTCCGTACCTGTAACCTCTTTACGAACCATCCTATAGACTTCATCCCACTCATCTATCTTGTCGCAAAGCTCCTTATGTTTTGGCCATGCTTCCTCATGCCGGGCCTTAACATACCTAGCAATCCGCCTTCTCTCTTCAAGGCTGAGGTTAATCAGATACCCTTTATTCTTTTTCTTGATCTCCTTTAGATAATCCTTCTCATTCTCCGCATCGATTTCCTTGATGATTTCCTCATCAGACGGAGGGGGAATTTCTTGGTTAGGATTCTGAAGGAATGATTGGAAGTCTTCTGCCATCTTTACCTTATTTTGCTAAGTACCTTCTCAGGAATTTTGATAATTGACTCCTCTTTTGACGGGAGAGTATTGGCACAAATCCAATTGTCTATCTCAAGGCTGGCAATCCTTAACCCATGAGATATTATTGGCAATGAAACTTTTCCGAATTTAACAATCATCTTGCCCTGGTCATACTTGACCTCAACAACCAATTTGGGCTCTTCCTTTGGGGCTTCTGCGATCATTGGCTAATAACCTTTCCGATGACTTCATCCCCACGAACCAAGGTAAGAGTTTGCCCGGTTTCACCTTCAATAAAGTCTGTCCCAACATATTTCCCAATCATCACTTCATCTCCGGGCTGAAGGCACTTAATCTTTAAGTAAATATTGAATTCCAATAATGCCTTTAATGCTTCGGAATCACCTGACTTGGATTTCTCCGTTAAGGCCGCGATAATTGAATCTGCCTCTTTAATCAACTGCTCATCAGCAAAGCTATTGTCTGGGACATAGATAATCTTTGCTATATCCATTGGACGGCTTGATGCTGTTTCAGGGGCATACAAAATCCCAGCCCCAATCTTTTCCCCAATGACCTTACGCTTGACCAGAATGCGATCACCATAAGGAATGACCCGCTTGCCTGCTTTGGCGTTTCTTATGGTCGCAAGGTCTTGGTTGACCTTTTTGGACTCCGCTTCTTTTTCCTTTTGAATCCGCTCTGATTCTTCAGCACTCACGCCACCAACTTTAAAGTCAGAACCTCCACCCATAACGGTGAAACGCTTCTTTTCGTATTGCATTCCTTTGAGGCCACGTTCAGTCCTACCCATTACGCACCGCCTTTTTCAATCATTTTTACAGTCTCTTCAAATAAGTACGAAGACTGAAAAGCACCCGAACCACTCACATACACCACAACTGTAAGCTCAAACTGTCCAGCCTCATTTTTCTTCTCGTATTCATGAACGCCTGTAACAAACTTGGGATTAATTGCAGTTTCTTTGGATATATGAATAAGCATTGTCTATGATCGTCCTTTCTTTAAGGTTGTGATTATCTCCACCTGTGTTCCTTGATCTCATTAAACCTAGCTGACCAGAACCCATACTCCCCATAAACAAACGCATCTGCAAAATCAGGGCTTCGAATGCCTCTCGCCATTAAGTCTTCTTTCGTCTCTATTTGAATCCGACCCATCGCATCAGGGGCTTTAACTTTAATGCAACAAAGCTGATTCTTGAGTAATTCGTACTCTCGCTCCGGGATATGCTTTAGGTTGTATAGGCCCTTTTCAAACTTCTTGGCAACAATCCAATAAAACTGACTACGCAAGTTTTTAAATTTATTGTCATCAATTGCTTTGGCGCCATAGCCACCGTGGAACTCTGTGACCCCAATTCGCTTAGCTATTAAGTTATCCGCAACACCCTCACCAATTCCATCCGAATCAACCACTAAATTATTGGCCTGTGTCTGCGAATACTTCCAGGCCAGAATATCCGATGTCTCATTGGTGGCTAACCTATAATGCCCTTTAATTTCCTTCAGCGTATGACCGTACCTATATTCAATTACTGTCTCGCATTCACCATGTTTAGAGGCTACGTCACAGGCTATAATTTTTACCGATTCCTCTTCGTCTTCATCCTCAAGAGGTTTACCATCTAAATCCAGTCCTTTCCTTGCCCGCTCAACCCATGCCCGACTGATTAGCGTATCTGCTGTTTCCTCTGGGAACTCTCCGCGTACACGCGCAAGGTATAATGGGCTTTTTTTCCCCCACTCTATTCCCCGCTCCTCAATCCATTCATGACTAATTAACCCGGGGATTTTCCCGTGCTCTCGCTGCCACCTAACACATTCCTCACCATCAATTGTGATCTTGTGCCATAAGGGAGAATGAAAACAATTATAAAAATCCCCGTTTGGGTCTAGTGGGTTACCTATGGCTAAAATCCGGTGAGGCTGTAAACCCTCCATTGCCTGCCATATCTCAGGGGCAACGCCTAACGCCTCATCCAAAACAACCAACAAATGTGGGGATTTAAAACCTTGGAATCGGTTGACCTCATTGGTCGAAATCCCCATTGCGTCCCAGGGCTTGCCTTGGTACACGCCTAAATCTAATGACGTCTTGTTAAGCTGACCGCCTAACGGAAATTTTGATTGATGATAAAGAGATGCAATTTCTTTCCACAAAATCTCTTCGACCTGAACAAATGTCGGGGCCGTTGTGATAACTCTCGAAGGCCTAAAGGACAACAAGTACAAAAGAACAATCTCCGCGGCTATTCTTGACTTACCGCCCGAATTGCAGGACTTAACCGCCGTTCTGGGATTAGCCCAGACTGACTTGACTATTTCTTCCTGCTTAGGCCACCATGTACTGCCAAAGAGCAATTGGGATAACTTTACGGGATCGCTAGTTAAGCCTATTAGCTGTTGGCTTTGTTTCGGCGTGATTGTTTGCATTTCTAAGCAAATCCGTAAAGGTCATATTCCCGGAATGTTCGACTTCTTGTTTGTCTCGCCATCCGGCAATGTTTTTGAGACCAAAAATGCAGGTTGAATTATCGACTTCTTTTCTCAGTCCAGCCTCAAACAATTTCTGCTCGCTCCAACCCTTTGCGATTTTTAGGGCTTCCGAGAATTTTTGATTTTCAGAGAACTCCTTTGAGTCTGTAAATGCTTGAGGTGGGATTCTTTTCATTAAGGCGAACTTCTTTAGGAAAGGCAAATGGTCGGTCTCTGCGTATGTCAGAAGCTCATCAGCTAATTGATTTACGTAGTCCAAGGTGTATCGACTTGGCCCCTTTGGTCCTGTTTTCTTTTTTTCTTTTACAGCAATCATTTAACCTCTTCTATCGCAAAGAAATTGGTGTCTTTACGATCAATGTAGATGCGCCAGGTCTTACCATAGGCGTCAAAATATCCGCTTCCTGGCACTCTTCGAAAGTTAGAAATTTCCTGCCTCATGTCAGTGGCTAGGACATACAAAAAGATTACAAATGGAATAATCAAGAATGGCCATCGGGCCAATAAGCAAATAACTGAAACAAAAACTAGATAACCGACAAAGCTTTCAATCAAATTAATTAGGCCAATTGGCCGCAATGTCCTGAATTATTTGCAACAGATAGGAATTAATCGCTAAAGCAGCAGAAATAAAGACAGCAAATATTGTTAAATCTATATAACTGAGTCTATTGGGGCGTTGGCACATTTAACCTGCTCAATTGCTCTGCGACAGTTTTACGGAATAACCTGGAACCTTCGGCAACATATGCCTGGAAGTATGCTTGAATTTTAGGGCTATCCGATTTCCCCAATCGGTCGAATTCCGAGTAAACTGACATGGGATTCTTTTTTGACATGAAATAAAAAAGCCGACCCATAGCCTAGCGCTAGGGGTCGGCTCAAAAACTTGACGGATGAGTAGCTATTCCCAACCGTTTTTCAGTTATTTTCTATTGATTTAATAGGATCATAACAAAAATTCCTTGAATGTAAATATGACAAAATTGGACAAAAATGGACAAATAAAAAAGCCGAGTGGTTAGCTCGGCTTAATTTTTCGACTCACACTGATTAATCACCACGGTTTCGGCGGTAGAGGGCCAGCATCCGGGCCATTGTCCCGCTCGTAATCAACTGCGTTTTGCCACGGTTCGGTTTGCTCGTTATTGGCAAAAAAAGCAATCTCCTCGATAACATCACATTTAGGGCAGTGGGCGTCAAATCCGCCTTGTTTGTCTATTGCGGTCTCCAGCGCATTCATGCTCGGGGCATTATCCTCAACGTAGGCGGTGACAATACTGCGCTCATTTTGGCACGACGGACATCGCCCGCGGAACTCTAGTTTTAGTTTGCTCACGCTAACACCTCCCGGTTAAAATCCTCCCATGTGCGCCAGAGCCCAAATGATTTTCCACGTGCCCCGACTAACTGCACACGGGCGCCAGAGTCAATCGCCGCCCGTACGGAATCCAAATCGGTGTTGCAAAAATGGTCTGCCGTTGGGTCTGATTTGTAGTACCATTTTGCCGGGGAGTGACCGTAGATAAAATAGTACCCGTCCCCGGTAGGCTCATAAACGATCAATTTGGCCTGATCTCGTTCGTACTGATTAATTTCCTGTTGCGATCCCGCCCATTGGAGAGCGAGGGTGAATATTAATTGAGGGGTGAGGTTAGGCATTAATTTCCTCATTTTCCAGGCATCGTCCGGGCCCGCTCGAGTTGATCTGCCTCGTCAGCCGTTGGCGATCAGTCCAACGGGACGCCCCGCAGGGCGTTTCGGCGCACGTTATCGAGTTAATATAGTGTAGTGATCTACAACCCAATTAATACCGCCCCAATCCCCGCCGTTATCCTCAACAATCTGATCATCGTCGGGTGTAGTGTAATAGATTGCCGATATTAATAGATTGTCCCCGTCTGGACCTGTAGCCTCTATCAATGCAGACCACTCGCATCGATCATCACAATCAGGGAGTAGCCGATTGGTAGGCTCGCAGTTTGTGCCGTGGAGCCTATCTAGCCCTACACTGCCGATAATTGATACTATCTCAGCCCCGGTGTATTTGTGGTCGTCTCTGTTGGGTTGATAATATTTGGTGGGTTGTGTTTGGTTGGCCATTTTTTGCTCCTCTCGGTGTTCCGTTACCGTCTGGGTCGGCTCCCTGATAGCTGGATTGCTATCTAACTACACTAATAATATAACACTAGCCGGTTGCGTTGTAAAGGGATTTTTTTAAGTTTTTTTTGGCACGGCTTTTTGCCCCGGCCCGTCCTAGATCTGCGTAATATTCTGCAGTGCCGCGTATTTTTTTTGATCCACGGCCTGCCGCTCCGCCTCGTTTGCCAATCTCGCTCAAATATTTTTTGATTTCGTTCATTTTTTTAATCCTCCTAACTACCTCTATATATAGCACTAGCGGATTGTGATTACAATTTATTTTAAGATAATTCCAGTTTTCTTATCGTGCCATTTAGGGATCATCGACTTTATCTTTTTTAGAAACACATCATCCGCATATCGCTTTCCGCTTGGGTCACGCGGGAACGGAGGGATTTTCTTTGTTTTCTCTAGCCTTTTTAACTGCCGCATTGATCGACCAATCTCCGCTGCAGCACGCTCAAACGAATAAACAACTTTTCCAAGCATTATCCCTCCTTTTTAAAATTGGTTAATCTCCACTTACTCAGGGCTTCCAATTCTGTTTTGGCTTTTTAACCACACGGCATTGACAGGATTTTATATTACTCCCATCTGATTTGTGCTTTTCAAAGGCGGCCGCTAATTTTTCATGGTCAGCAACTAGCTTCTGGATTTTAGGGTAAATTTCCATGCGAAATCCTACCGGCATCATTAAGACTTCGGCAATAATGCAAACCAGAAGAACAAATGCAACCCAAGCAGACAATTTCTCAAAACTAACACCATCTTTCATTTTTCTCCTTTACAGCTCTGTTATCAGGACATATAAGCAATCATGCCTTATTGGCACTAACCCAGACAGTGTCCCCGTCCTGAACGATTTTGACTTTGATCTTTTTTGCGTTACAAGCCTTCTTTATGGCAGCCTTTGCAGAGATCATTGACTTTGAGAATATTGTCTGGAACTCTGGCAAAGAAAACCCTAAAGCCTTGCTTGAATCCAATAATTCAAGCGCATTGGCAAGCTTAACGTACTTAACCGAAGTCCTCCCTTGGATATCCCTTATGTGCGGGGGCATTTCTTTAACGTAAGGTGTGAATTCTTCTGCGATTTGGTTTCCCATATTGACTCCTTTTATTTAATTATTTATTAAATTTTGCCTCTGTTATTTTTTCAAAAATTTCTCGTTAAAATCCTCCTTCCACTCTAGCCGCCCCACTTAAAACCCTGTAAAAATACCAATGAAGACTAGATTTGAAGTTTCATAATAAAGTAGTCCCCCCGCCATGCCCATAAATCTCCAAGTATCTTTTTCTAACCTCCACCATAGCTTTTTTTCTTCGAGAATCTAAGTCTTCTCCGCTGGCATTAGATTTTTCGATCTTAAAGATATATGCCTCGATTTTCTCAATTCTTGCTTCGAGTTTCTCTAGTTGGTGGAATAGAGCTTGGATTGACTCATAAACTTCATACATATTAAGCCTCCATTATTTTGACTTTGACCAATCCCGGCAAATTTAACTTATAAACAGTTATAGCCGGTTATAGTGGATTTATGCTATAACTTCTTCCGCTGGGAACACCTTCAACCACCACTCTTTGGTTCTTAAAATAGATTTCTTTTTCAGCACCGAAACAGCAGGATTAAACATTTGCAATTTTTGCCAGAAATTGTTGCTCTGATCATCCCAATTTTTCAAAATAAAATTTTTAACCGCAGGGATACATTCTTTGGGAATGTCATCCCTTGCGATTTGATTTTTCAAGAGCCAGTTAAGATGCGCATTTGATTTCAATTTCATTTCTCCCCCTTGAGCATGGCGTGGATGGCTTCTGCTATAAGTCGCCGATCAGATTGCAACAGATTTATGCTCCGGCCAGTGGCTTCCAGTTGTTCCTGGACATCTAAGATTACGTTGTATAAATCCTCAACACTAGGCACAGGGCGTTGGCCGAATTTCTGGCAAATGGCCTTAATAAGATTTTTATGATTTTCCTTAACAATTTTAAGTAAATTCTGACTATTAAAATCTTCATTATTCCTACTAACGAATGACTCAATAAATCGCTCTAATCTCTCTTCATCCAACTCCACCAACTCCGGCATTGCTCGAGTGTTCCAGAGTTCAACCGCTCGCTTTTTGACACTCTTTAATGGCCCACAGCCTTTACACGTTGTGCAATTAACGAAGTAGGCTGGGTAAACGGAAATATAAACACTCCGATTCCCACAAAACGGACAAGGCTTCAACAATTCAACTTCGTTTTTCATTCTCACCCCCATCTATCCCAGCTTCCTTATCTTCCTTGCTTATAATCCCTCCACGAATCAAATTATTCCAATCTCAATTAAACGGATGCGAAAATCCATGAATCTTTTTTTCCATAGGCTATCTGGTTGCTTCCCCCAAGTTTTATCATCTGAAATACAGTCCTCAACAAATCCAGCGCAAGCAATTTCAAATTCCGTCATTTTGAAAGCTTCCTTGCTCAACACCCTCACCATCTCGGCTTCTTCAACGGCTTTCTTGCAGGCGTCTATGGCTAAATTATATCCAAGAAAATATTCTTCCGTGTGCATCAAGATAGGCTTATTGGGAAGCTCCTTTTTCTCCGGCCACAAGACCGCCAACCTCGGGTCTTTGACGTAGCCTGCGTCGATAACGATTTCAGCAATTTCATGGGTCATTAGCCCGCCATCGGTTATTCCAAGTTTCTTTTTGTGGGCCACAATTTTATCAGCCAACTCCTCAACCATTTCTTCTCGGGTCATGAGTCCTCCTGCAAATATTTATCTGCTAATTTCCCTTCTATCCTTCTAACAATGTCTCTTCCAATCCCTAAGACTTCAGACAAACTGAAGACATTGCTTGGTGGAGGTTCTTTCCTCCCGCTAACATCTCCGATTTTAGCTCTGTTATATTCTAAAATTGTGTCGTGGACAATATCACTTATTAAACTCATAACCCCTCCGGCTTAATCAGGTTGTTTTCGGCGAGAAATATCAACATTTTTGCTCTGGCCTCGGCCTCCGTTTCTGACCACGTTCCGCAATAACTGCTATGTTCCGATTCTTCAAATGACCCGTCACCACCAGACACCAAACTTTGAGTACCCCAGGGCATAACATCATTTATATGATCTCCACGCTTTTGTGTATAGTATTTCGCTGGCAACATCTCCCCTAGCTCTGCGACGGTGTAAGCAGAAACTACTTCAGAAAAACAATCTCGAAACCCTTCTTTATTTCCAAGCTGAAGTCGCCATCCTTTTTTAGGCTCGTCAAACCCTTCTACGTATATGCCTCTAACTAATTTATACTTACACCAGTAGAACAAACTCTCCTGTTTAAACCCAAGCTTCTTGAGTCGTTTCGCCGATTCAAGCGAACAGACCTGTTTTTCAAGTGGTAAGATCATTTCTTTAACTCCTTCCATAGCCACACGTACACCAAATCTCATCAGCAAACGGCCACGATTTAGCTGTGTAATGTCTTTCTTCTCGGCAAGATTTCTTGAGGTTAAACATATTCCGCAGGACGTGCCACTGAAGTTTAAATTGATTTATGATCGTAGGTTTCATTTCCCCTCCAATAAGTGCGGATGCTCGTACTGATTTGCGATAGATTCTGGCTTCTTTCTAAATGTCCTTCCATATCTCCATTTAAACCCACTTGTATTATTTCTCTTCCCTTGACAACAGGCAGATATAAGTCCTTGATGGCACCCTGTTTCCTTAACAGCTTCTTTTATAGAGCTGTAAACAGAAATTATCTTCCCACTCATGCTAAGCTGAATAACCTCAGTTGTTACTTGGGAGTTTTCAAAATCACCCTTCTCCCTATTGGCCATCCAAGTTATAAGACGCATATTTGAAAATGAATATGGCTTTTTACAATCAATTCGATCAACAGAAGGTCGCCAAGGAGATTTATAATTATTTTTACGCCAAGCAAACATTAAGTATTTGAGATCATCTTGTTGCATAAACCATTGCTGAAACGCAGCAAGCGAAAATGGTACTACCCACCCACGCATAGCTGAACGTTCTTTTATCTTATTGTATAAATTAGTCGCTAACCCTTTCGGCGTCTTTCTATAAGCCTGCGTTGCTTTTAAACTCATTTCCCC